GGAAATGGAAAAAATGCTCAACCAAGTGTTCCAAAAAGTATTCGGAACAAAATGGGGAGCCTAAAGCATTAAGGATAAATCATGCTAAATGGACTGCTACAAAAAAAACAAGGCGTCATCATAAACGTACTGGAAGACAAACATTGCGCCTTCGCTCAAACCGAAAACGATGAACAAGTCTTCATCGAACCAAAATTTACCACAGGACTAAACCTGCAAGTCGCAGACCAAGTGGAAATGGTGGTCATATCTAACTCACGCTTCTCAACACAGTGGAAAGCAATAAAAGTAGAACTAATAAACCAACACGGGGAAACAACAACACAACCCGAAACAAAACCCGTGCTGACACTGCAACAAGAAATCATGCTGTTCCTAACAGAAGAACCAGACATGTGCTTCTCAACAAAACAAATAAAAGAAGGCCTCGGTCTAAGCATCGGACAAGAAGACGTTCGAAGAGAAGCCGAAAAACTGCATAACGCAAACGAAATATGTCGCGCTAAAGTATGCGGACCAAACTATAAAAAACAAACGACCTTCAACCTATACTCCAAAAATATCGAAGCGTTCATCTTCGATGTCGAATACGAAACCCAATAAAATAAGGCGCTTAACGTAATCTAAAGCCCGCGGACCACGGCTCGCGGGCTTTTCTGTGCGCTGCTTAAACCGCGGACCACGGGCCGGTTACAAATAAACGCGTTATATGTATATAGGATCTGAAAAAAAAAATAAAAGTTTTTAGTAAATATAGGCGTAACCGGTGTAACCGTGTAACTTTGGGTGTTTTCTCCTGTGTATATAAGGAGTTAGAAGTAACACAAAGTAGTTTTTAAAAATGTAACGTAACCAGAGTTTGTGTAACCTTAGAGGCCCAAAGTGCGTTAAGGGGGTCTGAAAGTTTTTTTTTATTTTTTTTATTTCTGTAGCTATATATACAAGAGAGCGTTTTTAGTAGTAAAGTATCTGCAAATAACTAGGATACTCATATGGCCTCGAAAGCTAAATCAAGCCCCCCTGCTAAGATCAAAAGCCGCGGGCGACCTAAATCAACGAAATCAGCGGTCCTGACTAGGCGGCAAGAGCTTTTTGTAAAAGAGCTTGTCTCAAAAGACGGCCAGATCACTATGCGGGAAGCTGCCGTTAATGCTGGATACCCCGTTGGATCAGCACACACTCGTGCTTACGAAATGACCAACCCAAACATCTGCCCCCATGTTGTGGCAGCTATCCAATCATATCGTGCCGAACTGGATGAAAAGTTTGGTGTGAACTACCAAAGGCATTTGCGCGACCTTCAAACCATCCGCGATGCCGCATTAACCAACGGAGCCTATTCGGCAGCCGTACAGGCTGAATACCGGCGAGGGCAAGCGCAAGGTGATATTTATGTGAGCAGATCAGAAATACGTCATGGCAGCATCGATTCGATGAGCAAAGACGAAGTGCTGAATGCTCTAAAGGAGATTAAACAAAGTTATGCCCCGATCACTATCGACGTTACTCCCGAAGGAGAGAGCAATCCCCAGAACCGCGACAAAGCGCGAGGCCGACTTTTGGAGGTTGATGAAGACTGGGATGCAGAAGAGCCCGAGAACATGGAAAAGTACCCGAATTGAAACGTGGGCCATGCCGGGTATCCCGGATGTTTTATGCTGCGATGAAAACGGTAAGTTTCATTTTGTAGAATTAAAGGCAACATCTGGGAACGCAGTGGACCTACGACCCCACCAAGTTGCGTGGCTGACTAATCACAGTCATGCCAGCGTTTGGGTTTTAGTCCGCAAACTGCAAACTAAGACTAAGCCGCAAATGATCTATTTGTACCACGGTAAAGACGCGATGGATTTAAAACTGGAAGGCCTGAAAGTTGCGCCGGTTTACTTTTCTGATGAAGATTTTGACTGGGTTAAGATAATGAGCTTGATATCTCCCATATAATCGCATAACATCGTAGACCTAACCAACTACGGAGAAATGTTATGGGCTTAGATATGTATTTAACGGGGGACAAATATGTGCCCTCATGTGAGGAACCTAACAAGCGCGAGATTGTTGATGGTTACGAGGTGGAAAGCCACCGTTTGAAGCTGGGTTACTGGCGTAAACACTGGGCTTTGCACAATTACATCTCGCAACATTACGGCAACCAAGAGACGGTTCCGCTTGAGTCTGGTGACCTACGCGATATTGCGGAGGCTGTTGAGGACGGCAAGTTGGTTGATCCTGACGATGGCAAAGAGATGCCAAGCTATCAAAGTATTTATGCTTATCACCGGGAACCCGAACAAATCCGCGAAACTGTTGATGTTTTGCGAAAAGCTGCGGATTGGGTTGATGGCGTAGGCTGGCGTTCTGTTGAATATTACGGGAGTTGGTAAATGTTTTTTTTAATAAAGATATGGGCTCGGATGTTTTACGGCACAGAAGCGGTAGAAGATTTTGAAGAAAGGCACCGGCGCGGTAAAATAAAAAAACGACCACAAAAAACAAACCGTTCAAAATCCAGAGGTAAAAGATGACAAAATTAAACCCGGTTGACGCCGGGTTTTTTATTGCGCTATAGTATGGGATAAGTCGCATACATTACGGAGGGCAAACCATGTTAAAGACTGTTGAACTAAGCCGCGCCAAAAAAACAAAAGGCATCGCGGTAACATATAGAGCGGGCACCGGGGAAAAATACGCCACTTGTCCCAGCACTTGCAAAATGAATTGCAGCGGCAAAGGCTCGCAAAAAATCGATGATGCTTATCTTGATGCGTTGCTGGATGCAAAACCGGCCAAAGGCGTTTCATTTACTTACTCGCATTTTGATCCGCATGTTTTTAATTGGGGCCGCAAATTGCGGGCAGATAAAACCGTTATTAATTACAGCACCGAAAACTTAGGCGCGGCAGCCGCGTCGATTCATAACGGCGTCCCGTCCGTCGCGGTTGTAAGTGAGCAATCATGGCAGGGAAAGAAAACGCAACCGGCCCCGCATGGTATTAACGTCGTGCGGTGTCCTGCGGAAATCCGGGACATTTCCTGCGCAAATTGTGGAAACGGTGATCCACTTTGCGCCCGATTAAATCGCAATTTTATTATTGGATTTACTGCGCATGGTTCCAGCAAAAAGAAAGCCGCGGATTTAACCGTTAAGGGCGGTTGCTATGCGGACGCCGGTAATTGCCGAATATGGTGGGATGATACTGCAAACGGTGCGCAGCCGGATGAAACCGACGGGGAAAAGCTTTTGCGGTTTGTTAAAGGCCTGCCGCCGCGGTCTATTGTGCGGCACCATGTGGCGGGTGATATCGGGGCAGAATAACTTTCTAAAAAATAAAGCTTGCAATCATATGCAAGTTTATGCGAGATTATAGGAGCGGGCCGGGCAATGGCTCGCTTCTTTTAACTTTTACGGAGATTAACAACATGACTTATACAACTAACGCCTTCGCGCACGGTATCGGAAACAGTGCAGTATCTTCACAATGGTTTAGCCGCCCGGACGATCAAAAGTTTTTGTCACTTGATGACATGCTGGCTTATAAAAAAGTGGACGCGGGCCGCATGACAAGCCGCATTGTTGACACTCATAAGATGAAAATCGTCGGAGACTTTGACGAACAAAACCCCAGCCGGGGAAATGTGTTTGTTGAATATGCGGACGATAATCGTCGCGAGCATAACAACACCCCCACCAATTGGAGCTTCAATCAATTGTCCCAACTTGCAGGGGCACCGGCCGGATATCTTAAAGACTTGCCCGCACCAATAGCGGCCGAGTGCTTAGAGTGGGGCCTGAAGTATAATCGGGGCAAGGAATTGATTAAAGTTTATGGCCATGAAGCTCCGGGCGGTGAATTGCGGGCCGCAACCGGTCCAGATTATGGCCGGATTTTTGATTGGGAAATATTGGAGCCAATCAAAAACTTGATAGAAGAGAGCGGCGGCCGCTGGAAAGTGCCCGGCATGATGACTGGCAGCCGCAACGGCATGGCCGTTTATGATCCTGAAATCCCGGTTTCTATGGACACGACAACTCTTTTTGCGTCGGATCGGGATGTTTTCGTTTTCCTTGTGGATGACCGCAACCCGATTGAAGTGGGCAAGCTTCCAAATGGTGAGCCTGATTTGATGTTCCGCGGGTTTTATGCATGGAACAGTGAAACCGGCAGCAAAACAGCCGGGATCGCTGCAATGTATCTGCGCGGCGTTTGCATGAATCGGAACTTGTGGGGGGTTGAAAACTTTCACGAGATTAAAATCCGTCACACTAAATTTGCGCCGGACCGGTTTGCAATGGAGGCCCGCCCCGCATTGCAGTCTTTCGCAAACGGATCGACGCATTCTTTTGTTGAAGGTGTTCAAGCGGCGAAAGATGCAAAAATTGCCAAGGATGACGAAAGCCGCTTAGAATTTTTAACTAAGCGGGCGGGATTGTCCGGACGCATGGCCAAAGCAGCGGCCGCCCGCCACTTAACAGAAGAGGGCCGCCCGGTTGAAACCGTTTGGGATGCAGCGCAGGCGATCACCGCAATTGCCCGCGATGTTCCTCACCAAGATGCGAGAATTGAAGTCGAACGCAAAGCGGGCGCATTGCTGGACAAAGTGACCGCATAAACCGCCGCTATATAATAAGATCCGGGGCCGCCATTGTGCGGCCCTTTTTTGTGGGGGTTTACTTTTTATAAAGTTATCGCATATAATCCCACTAGCGGCGGGCAAGCCGTTCAACTTAACCTATGGAGTAAAAAACATGACAAATATTTTCGAAGTAAATTTCCGGGCGTCCGACATTCTTTTGGATCGCGTTTTAAATCCGGCCAAAGATCAGGACACCGGGCGCAACCGTCCCGAAGATTTGGTTGAAGCCTGCGGGATCATCCCCGACTTTTTCCTTGAGGCCTGCCATTTTGCAAAAGATAGCGAAACCGGTTTGACGCTGGACGGCGTTTGCGCCGGTATGGATAACGCCTATCAATTCGGCGGGTTTGGGTCTTATCCTTGGAAGGGGACGCTGGACCACAACGGGACATATCAGGCGGATAACGACGAAGACGCACCACTTGCACCGCTGGCCCGGTTTGGTTTTGAAGGCCGCGTTTTCTGTTATGTTTACGATTACGGCGTCGCGGCGGTCCGCATCGGATTGGATGGGCCTTATAAAATCGCTCGGTTTGATTAATCCGCAGCCTATATAATAAGACACCGGCCCGCCATTGTGCGGGCCTTTTTTGTGCCTCTTTACTTTCCTTAAAGTTAGCGCATATAATCCCATAGCGGCGGGCAAGCCGCGCCAACCCTTTTCTATGGAGTAGAAAACATGATTGAACTAAAAACAAACCCTGACCACTTACACACGCTCGCAAGTAATGTCCGATTGACCGATCAGACCGACCTTGCGCACGATCTCGACGCCGCAGCGCAT